CAACAACAGCGGCTCGAGCGAGCCGAGTGGCACAAAGGTGGCGTTTGAGCCCTTTGTCGATACATCAGCCACCCCCGCTGTTTACAAGCTCAGAAATGCAGCAAATAACGGCTACGTCACTATTGGTCCGGTTGAGACCAATTTTGGTTTGGCCGCCCTGTCTGGTGCGACCTTCACGGGCGACATCACGCTGAACGCGCAATCTGATGTGCGTTTTGCTGATTCAGATAGCAGCAACTATGTGGCCTTGCAGGCCCCCGCCACAATCTCTTCTAACTACACGCTGACCCTTCCAGCGGCTGACGGCAGCGCGAACCAGGCCCTCAAGACTGACGGCTCTGGTGCGCTTGGCTTCGCTAGCTACCTGCTGCTGACTGAGACCACGAATGGTCAAGTGGTTACAGGCGGTGTGCGTGGAGCGATTACAACGCTGACCGATGCTGCAACCATTGCGGTGGATTTAGATGATAATTGCCACTACAAGGTCCAGCTCGGTGGAAATCGCACGCTTGGCAATCCAACAAATGCTGTTGAAGGCCAAACGGGATTTATTGAGATTGAACAAGACAGCACCGGAAGCAGAACACTAAGTTTTGGGTCAAATTATCGCTTTGTTGGCGGAAGTGCGCCGACGCTAACAACAACAGCTAGCGCAAGAGATGTACTGGCGTACGCTGTTTTGTCAGATGAAAAGATTATGATCACTGCACACCTGGATGTTAAGGCAGCTTCCTGATGACAGTTCCCGGTAATCTTTCTTCCCCGCTGCTGGCAACTGCTGCTGATGCTGCTGCGGCTGCGGTAGCGACTAAATCATTGCGTTTCAACAACGGTGACAGCCCGTATCTCAATCGCACGCCGTCATCTGCAGGCAATCGTCGCACCTTTACATTTAGCTGCTGGGTAAAAAGAAGCGTTTTAGGTTCATCTCTGATGCGCCGCTTTTTTGCGGCAGGTGCAACTTCAGTTAGCTCAGGCAACGTAACTTTAGCTTTCTATCAGGACACATTATTTTTCCAAATTGGGTCATCCAGTAATCGTATTACTTCAAGCCAAGTTTTCCGTGAAGTTGCAAGTTTTTATCATATAGTTTTAGCGGTAGATACCACTCAGGCAACAGATTCTAATAGGGTCAAAATATATGTAAATGGCTCACAAGTAACAGACTTTGGAACGGTAGGTTATCCCTCGCAAAACACAGATACAGCAGTAAACAACACAGAGCAACATATTGTTGGCGCTGGTGTAGATAGTGGAGGCAGCGTTCCAGATGGTGCCTTTGATGGGTACATGGCCGACGTATATCTGATTGATGGCTCTCAGCTTGACCCCACATCATTTGGGGCGTTTGATGATTCGGGAGTCTGGCAAGCTGCAGTTTATTCGGGAACCTACGGAACGAACGGATTCCATTTGCTGGACTTCGCGTCAGAAAGCACAGTGGGCCACGACTCAAGCGGCAATAACAACGACTTCACGGCAAACAACATCAACTCAGGGGCAACCACTTATTCAGGGAGCGTCACCGACACCGCGTCTCCCAGTGGCTCATCAATGATTATCAAAGCCGTAGGAAGTTCCGTCACCGGAACTTTTAATGCAGGCGGAGGAACTGGTGGCAACATTAACTATTACAGCTCTAGTGATGGTGTTAATTGGTCCTACGAGGAAACAGGCACGGGCGAAAGCAGCTCATTTAGCGCCAAATTTTTGTCTATGGGTGGTGGCTCAAATAACTCAAGGCAGTTCACGGCAACGTCTGGTTCGTTTGAGTATTCAATCGCCGGTTCAAGTTCGCTAGACAGCAACTCGTCAACAGTTACCGTTGCCCAAGCGCAACTGTTTGACAACCCAGATTTAGACATTTTGTTTGACGTACCAACGAATGGATCTCAAAGTGACGGAGGTAACGGGGGAGAAATTAGCGGAAACTACTGCACGCTCAATCCCCTGCAGGATCGCTACAACATTGGGTCGTCTGGCACGAAAACGTTTTCAGAGGGCAACCTCAAAATTGTCGCAACAACAGGAGACTCAACACGCAGTAGATATTTGTTCGGAACATTTGGAGTTAAGTCAGGCAAATGGTATTACGAGATGGCAGCAGATAACACTGCTGGCGGCATAGGCGTAGGTTTTGCACCGAGGCAGTTTGCCGATGAAGTTGGCTCAATCAGTGTTCGGTATAACAGCCCTGGCACTATCATTATTGACGGGACTACAAACAGTTCGCTGGCAAGTTTCACCAATGGAGATATTATTGGTGTTGCTTTAGATCTAGACAATAACACTGTTCAGTTTTACAAAAACGGCAGCACAGTTGGCAGTGCATATTCAGTCAGCAGTGGTTACACATACCTGCCACTTATTGTTGTTCCAGCTACAGGGACTTCAAGCACTGGCGCAACATTCAACTTTGGTCAACGTGAATTTGTTTTTGGCGCACCTTCAGGCTTTAAGTGTTTGAACACTGCGTCACTCCCGACCCCTACTGTTGCCAACGGTAGAGACCATTTTTACGCGCTTGCTTCTACCGGAACTTTTGGTGGTGGCACTGTTACAGATAGCGATGCCAATTTCACTCCAGACTGGGTATGGGTCAAGCGACGTAATGCTGCTGAGCGTCACAAGTTGTATGACATCCTTAGAGGCACTGACGGCACGCGTTATAAACACTTAGAAAGCGACGGAAGTGATGCTGAAGGAAGTGGTGAAAGTGGAATTACAGCGTTTGTTGCTGGTGGCTATACATCTGAGGGCGGTGGGCACATCAACTCAGACGGGCAGCCGTTCATTTCTTGGATGTGGAACGCAGGCACGACAACGGCCAGCAACACTGACGGTTCCGGAACTAGCTCTGTTCAAGTCAGAGCTAATACCACGGCAGGCTTCAGCATTGTCACCTACACGGGCGGCTCTAGCAGCCCTGCAAATAGCGATTCTGGCGACTCCTTTGGGCACGGTTTGGGCGCGGCCCCTGACCTTGTAATTTGTAAAAAGCGAAGCGGAACAAACAGTTGGCCTGTTTATCACAGAGCAGCACCTACCGGCGCATTAATTTTGGACGCTACAAATGCGAATGATTCATCAAGCTTCTTGTTCGCAAAAAAAGACCCTACAAGCACGGAGGTGTTTTTAGGGAACAATCCAGAGATCAATAATTCAAGCCATAATTATGTGGCCTACTGCTTCGCGCCGGTGGACGGATTTAGTTTCTTCGGAGAATTTTCAGGCAACGGTTCATCAGATGGCCCGTTTCTGCACACAAATCATCGTCCCGCATGGATAATGATAAAATGCCATGACACAAACACATCTTCTACTAATTGGATTATTTGGGATACAGCGCGTGATCCAATTAACTTAGCTGAAATACCATTACGCGCTGACTTGCCTAACACTGAAATTGCTGCAAGCGACAATTACGATATTGATATTTTAAGTAATGGGTTTAAGATCAGAACCTCAAATGGCGGCATAAATCACGCCTCAAGATCTTACGTTTTTATCTCTTTTGCTGAAAATCCCTTCCAAGCCAATGGCGGGCTTGCTCGTTAAACTCACACCATCGTTTTAATCCCATGGGCTACCAGATTGGTGATCGCAAACTGCCTCTAGACGTTGCCTGGACCGATGCAGATGGCATCCAGCGTCCAGCAAATTTTTTGAGGTTATCGACCGAGCGTGACCGCGAGTTGCTTGGCATTACATGGGTTGCCGACAGCAGCAACAACTACGATCAACGCTTCTATTGGGGCGTAGATAACCCGAAGCAGCTCAATGACGAGGCGATCCTTGATGAGGATGGCAACGACACTGGTGAAGTACAGACCGGCCTGAAGACGCTGTGGAAGGCAAAGCAGAACGAGATTGCCGCCAGCTTGCTTGCCCCTTCTGATTGGCGCGTCATCAAGGCCAAAGAAACCAGCACCAACATTCCGTCTACTTGGAAGACCTATCGCGCTGCAGTGCGTACAGCCTGCAACACGCGCCAGTCTGAAATTGACGCCTGCTCTGATGTTGCAGCGTTGAAAGAGCTGCTTTACGGATCAGCACAGATCCAGCAAACCGACGATGATGGCAATGGTGTTGTGGATGACGACGGCAACCCTGTCATGATCGCCAACCCTAATCTGGCTACCGCCTGGCCTGATCCTGTCGCATGACGTTTCTGGCTGGTTTAGCTACAGGCGTCCTGCTGGTGCTCGGCTGGGCGCTGCTTTCTATTGCTGCTGAACGATGAAACGACCTGATCCGATGATCTCCTCCAAGCCGGGGGCCTCTGATTTGCCTGCGATGCGTTCTCGGACCATGTGGCTTGAGGAGTTGTTTTTTTTGGATGGCCGGGACCAAATCTCACATCCACAACATGGCCTTTTCACAGGTTTGGCTTTGAAATATCAGAACTTGGATTCAACTGACGGGATCTGATGGCCAAGTCACTCAACGGAGAAAAATTTGTTGTCGGTAGACCAAAACGGACGCGACAGGGGAATGGCACAAACAGCCGCCCCAAACGTGGAAAAAAACGATACCGTGGCCAAGGTAAGTAGATCTACCTCCCATGATCAAATTTTTCAGTGCTCTTTCTGTAGCCGCTTCGGTTGCTGCATTGGCCCCCATGTCTGTGACGGCGGCCCCGGTGTATTTCAATCCCGAGGCTAACGTCGGTTCCAACCTCGACACTGGTGTCGGCGGCATGGACATTGATCTGCACCTGGGCGTCGAGTCCGGTGGCGCTTTCGCTCAAATCGGGCCTGTCATCAAGGTTCCTGACTCAGGCGAAGTGGACTACGGCGTGAGCGGGAAAGCGGGCTATGGCTTTGGCCCTGGCTACACCGAACTGTCCTTCGTTTCTTATGACGATGACACCACGATTAACCTCAAGGTTGGTGGCAAGTTCCAGCTGTGAGCTATAACTAAGGAGAAGCCGGGGATTCGACTGCTCTAGGTTTCTCACACAGGCAAGGGGCTCCCGAGAGGGGGCCTTTTGTTTTACCTAAAACCACCATGCAGAAGCTTTTTAATTTGGTTGGTGCCTTAGGGTTCCTGCTTTCGGCCGGGACACTTGCCGGCATCGCTGTTGCCTACTCCAAGTTGCCATCAATCATCGACGGCTACATGGACGGCATCATGGATGACGTGGGCAGCAAGGTAACAGAAAAACTGCCCTTGCAAGTTGATCAAGCCATGCCCCCGATGCCTCAAACCACCGGCCTCCCTGTGCCCGTCAAGTCACCATTTTGACTTGCTCCTGGGGCTCAACCTCTAGGGCATCCCAATGGTCGAGCCACTCGCGCAGAATTTGTCCAGTGGGCGTGGACTTAGGCCAGCGCACAAACTTGAGCAGCTGGGCCGGGTCAGTGAACAGCCGTGCGGTCTTGCCAGACCTGCAGACATAAACAAGCGGTGGACCTTCTCTGTGCTTTGTCACTTCGATCCATAGTTGGCCTGCTACAAATCGACGCTCGGACTTCATGGACATTCGAGAGCTGAAGGTTGATCAGATAAGCGTTCCGAGAATCACTGTGGCTCGGCCTATCCCGCCACCAGTGTTGCCGGTTGCGCCACCTGTGACCAGCCGGGCGTACCCCGTGCTCGATATGCCTGGCTGTGTCCGTGCCCGGATTGACAGCGGCAGCGGCTCGCAAACCTTTCAGGACGACGCAGCTGGCACAGTGACCCTCTGCGAAGGGGCGGTCCCAGTCTTCGAGGCTCCTAACTACAGCCCCCGAGACTTCACATGGGTCAAGCCTCCCGACCCACAAATAAAGAGGCCGGATGTCTCAAGTCCGACCCCTGCAGCACAACCCACCTTGCCGGGCAACACCCCCGACATCCCAAGGTTGCCCAAAGATCCGCCGTGTCCACCCTTTGGGGCCAAGCCTCTAGGTTCTCTCAATGCCCTCTCTACAAAAGTTCTTGCTGGTTATGAGCTGCGGGACGGCAAGTGCGTGAAGATTTGGGATCCTGTGCCCGTCGGGCAGGTCATCCAAAACTATGTGCCCCCAGCCGGGCCCACGGTGAGCATTGCCCTAACAGCGGCCTTTGCGACCACAGCTGCCATATTTGCCAAGCCCATCGCGTCAGTGTTGCAAAAGCTGGCAAAGCCTCTGACAAAGAAGGTGGTTAAGAAGGTCAATCAGAAGCTTGGCCGTAAGGTAAAACCGGAATCTTTACAGCAGCGGCGGGTGATTCAGCGCCACCGGAATCAAGCCATTCGCGATCTGAGACGCGCTCTGGGTAAGTGATTGGGTGGGTGTGGTCTTGAACTGGCTTGGGCTTGAGTATCACATCTGCGCAAATGGGATAAAAGGGACTGTCGGGTTTCCATCCGTACCCTTCACGAAGGGCGGTCGCACAATTTTTAAGTCTCGCAAGCTCGTAATCAAGTCTGCGATTCGCGAGCTGCTGTTCGTAAAGCGCCACCTGTTTGCGTTGGGCGTCCTTACACAGATTTATAGGGCCCCAATCCAGAGGCACGCTGAAGGTCGCTGTTATGCCTGCGTTGGTACTAAAGTTTTGACGATAACCTGTCCGCATTTGTTTCACATAGAGGACGTGGCCTGGCCGGTCTGGTATTCCATCGGGCCCCTCTAATCCGGTCTCTGGATCTACTAAACCAAAGTTATCGCTGGTATCATAAACTGGCTCGCCGTAGTATTCATTATTAGGATTGCCGTATGAGTGCGTTGTTGATACAAATGGCGAGATATTTAGAGTAGCTCCATCACACTGGATGCCAGATCCTACGGAATAGCGGAGATACTGACCCGGAACTATTTGCACCGCTTGGTTAACAACGGAGCCCGAAGAATTACTCACTGGAGATGCAGTTGCACTTACCTGACTTGCGGCAGGTAAGCAATACAAAAAGCTAAGCGAAACAGCTGCGGCAACTGCTTTCATTGGCTAAACGTGCTGGTGGAGTTCACGACAGTCTCAGTAATCGTCTCGCGGTCGATGGTCACGCGCTCTATCAGGCCGGGAGGGCTGTAGGTCTCCGCGAACTGGAAAGCGTTGCCTGGCGT